GTCATAACATTATTGGTTATGATCTACCAGTTTTGAAGAAGGTATTAGGGTGGACTCCTAGTAAGAACACAGAGATAATTGATACCTTAGTTCTATCTAGACTAATACATACTGACCTAAAAGAATTAGACTCTAAGAATAGAAAGTTAGAGCCTAAGCTTTGGGGCAGTCATAGTCTTAAAGCTTGGGGTATTAGGCATGGTAATTTAAAAGGTGACTATGGCGAAACCTCAGATTGGTCTGAGTTCTCAGATGAGATGGCAGTCTATTGTCAACAAGATGTAAATATTACTATGGACTTGTACTATCATTTCTTAGAACAAGAATATAGTCAGGATGCTATGGAAATGGAACTCAAGTTTGCACAAATTATATCAAGACAAGAGCAACATGGCTTTAACTTTAATGTGAAGAAAGGACAAGAGCTATATGTTAATCTTCTTAAGGATAAAGAAAAGTTGGCTGAAAAATTACGGACTTCATTCGGCAGTTGGTATGTCAGTGAAGGAGAGTTTACTCCAAAGAAAGATAACAAGAAGCGAGGCTACACTAGTGGAGCACCTTTTACTAAAATTAAAACTGTGGAATTCAACCCAAATTCCAGAGACCACATATCGTCTAGATTGCAGAAGCTATATGGGTGGCTTCCTAACTCTTTCACTCCAAGTGGGAAACCAGAAGTAAACGAATCTATACTAAGTAAGCTTAGGTTTCCGAATTGCCAAGAGCTAAAGAAACATTTCTTAATCAGTAAGAGAGTGTCTCAATTAGCTGAGGGTGATAACGCATGGCTTAAATTAGAGAGAGATGGGAGGCTTCATGGTAGAGTCAACACTAATGGGGCTGTTACTGGTAGGTGTACCCATTCCTATCCTAATATAGCACAAGTACCGGCCTCTTATAGCCCCTATGGTAAAGAGTGTAGGACACTATTCACAGTAGGTAAAGGTAAGAAGCTAGTCGGGGTAGATGCAGATGGTCTTGAACTCAGAGCATTGGCAGGTTACATGAGTAGGTATGATGGGGGAAAGTATGTTAAGGCTGCAGTGTCGGGTGATAAAAAGAAATCTACTGACATCCATTCTATTAACATGAAAGCATTGGATATAGATAATCGCGATACTGCTAAGACATGGTTCTATGCTTTTATCTATGGTGCAGGAGACATGAAGCTAGGATTAATATTAGGTAAGGGATCAAGGGCAGGTAGAGCTTCAAGACAAAGATTCCTAAAGAATGTTACTGGACTTCAAACATTAACAACCAAAGTAAAGGAGACATACAGGAGAAGGGGCTATCTAATAGGACTTGATGGTAGGAAGCTACACATTAGGTCAGAGCATAGTGCTCTTAATACTTTACTTCAATCAGCAGGTGCGGTGCTTATGAAGAAAGCTTTAGTTATACTTGATGAGAAGCTTAAGTTCAGAGGCTTGAAAGCAGGTCAAGACTATGAGTTTGTAGCTAATATCCATGATGAATTCCAAATCGAGGTAGAAGAAAAATATGCAAAAGACGTTGCCGAAGAATCTGAGAGAGCGATCCGAACTGCAGGGGAATTCTTTGAATTTGGTTGCCCACTTTCCGCAACTGCGAAAATTGGAGAGACTTGGGCTGAAACCCATTAAGACAACCAAAGCTTTAATAGTATTTATGGAAAAAGATTTTCAAATGATGATGGGTAAGACAGGTATCAACCCATATAAAAGCACTGGTAAAGATCGTTTAAATTATTTAAAGTTTAACAATAATATTAGAAGGTCTTTCTTATGTTGGTTAAAAGAGTTTACTTGTGAGACCTGTAACTTCACTAACCCAACAAAGACTCTACACTTCCACCATGTAGACCCCAAGAGGAAACGTGGAAACATTTTTACAATGGTTGGGGGTAAGAACAAGATGAAACTATTTAAAGAAGTATTTAAATGTGTATATGTTTGTGAAAACTGTCATTTTAAAATTCACTCAGAAGAAGGAGGAATAAATGGGCAATACGAAATTATTAATAGACGGAGACATTCTTACATACAGAACTTGTTGGGCAGTTCAAACAGAGGTTCAATGGGATGATGACATTGTTACTACTGCTACTAATCTTAAGGAATTGGAATTCCAATCTAAGAATACTGTAGAGTATTGGAGAGAAAAATTTGAAGTAAAGAATAAAGAAAATATTACTATTTGTTTCTCTGACAGGACAAATAATTTTAGACGAAAAATTTTCCCCGAATATAAAGCTAATCGGAAAGGTAGTAAGAAACCTCTAGGGTACAATCATCTAGAAACATTTTTAAAGAAAGCTTACAATTCTTTTGTCCTCGATAATTGTGAAGCTGATGATGCCTTAGGGGTTCTTGCTACCAGTTATACTAAAAACATGAGGCCGATAATCATATCAATAGATAAAGATATGTTGACAATCCCTTGTGAATATTATAATATTGATACTGAGGAGGTACTTAAAATTAACAAGGAGGATGCAGACTTTCAATTCTTTCACCAAACTTTAACAGGAGACTCAGTAGATAATTACAAAGGGTGTCCGGGGATAGGAAAGAAAAGAGCTGACGCATTACTCAAAGAGAAGGGAGCAACATGGGAGACAGTATTAGATGCGTTTGTTAATGCCGGACTAGATGCAGATGACGCGTTAACTCAAGCTAGAGTAGCTAGAATCTTACGAGCTAGTGATTATAACTTTGGAAAAGAGGAGGTTATCTTATGGAATCCCCTATAACAGACAACAATGACATTGATGCGTACAGTTTAAATGATCAGTGGAAAGGTGGTAGTACCAACATCAGACCTAAGTATTACGCTAAGTATAAGATTGATCCGTGGACTTTTATTATAGAGAATCAATTAGGTATGGATGTAGGAAGTGTAGTTAAATATGTGGTTAGGCACAAGGATAAGAATGGTGTAGAAGACCTAAACAAAGCCATTAAATGTATAGAGATGATGAAGGAATATTATTACAATGAAAAAAGTTAATGAAATACCTGAAACACCACATGAAACACCAGTTTGTGACCATTTAGAGTATCTAATAGCTAATAACAATGTTCAGGTGGATGATTGTTATTTTGATGAACTGCATGGTATTGAATGTGGTTTTGAAGACGAAGAACAAACTGGTTCCACCTATCGGGAGAACGCAGGAGATGAATAAAGTTAGAGAGTTCCATGAGAAAATGGAGCTAGCAGTAGACCAACCATTCAGCAAAGAGCTACTTGAGTTTCGGATGAAGTTAATCTTTGAAGAAGTTCAAGAGCTTGCTGAGGTTGGTATGACATTAGAAACAAATTCTAATGAAACAGAACGTAGAGTTTTAATGCAAGATTTCTTAAAGGAAATGTGTGATGTCATTTATGTTATTAAAGGAACTGCCGTATCATTCGGGATGGACTTAGACAAAGCTTATGACCTAGTACATAAGAGCAACATGAGTAAGTTCCCATTTACTAAAGATGACAGTGGTAAAGTTATGAAAGGTAAAAACTATAAACCCCCTGTACTAGAGGAGTGTATATGAAATCAGTAAGAGCTGACATTATTACTAGACGTACATACAATAGACCCTTAGACCCTACCGGAGAGAGGTTTGAAACGTGGGAGCAAACAGTAGACAGGGTGATACATCATCAAGGGTGGCTTTGGGATAGAGCTTTAGGTAAACCAGAGACCCCTGAGTATACTGAAATCAGTGATGAGTTAAAAGAATTACGTCAACTTATGTTAGATCGTAAGGTGTGTGTTAGCGGTAGAACATTGTGGCTAGGAGGAACTGAGGTAGCTAAACGTAGGGAAGCTAGTCAGTTTAATTGTGCTCACTTAAAATTGGAGACTATACATGATGTGGTTGACTCTTTATGGCTCTTGTTGCAGGGATGTGGCGTGGGATTCACACCTGTTGTCGGAACACTATCGGGATTCACATCCCCAATCAAGGATGTCAACGTCATCCGTTCAAGAAGAACTAAGAAGGGAGGGCATGAAGGAAACAAAGAGACTTTCGATTCCGGGACTTGGACACTTACAGTTGGAGACTCCGCTGAGGCATGGGCAAAGTCTATCGGTAAAATTTTGGCATTCAAAGGGAAAGCTACAAGTTTCGTACTCGATCTCTCACAGCTCAGACCTGCAGGGCAACGGCTCAGTGGGTATGGATGGATCAGCAGCGGTGATGCTCCCCTCTCTAAAGCCTTCACAGCAATCGTTCAAATTTTAAATAAGAAGTCAGGTTCACTCTTAAGTAGAATGGACATCTTAGATATTATGAACTGGTTAGGTACTGTACTAAGTAGCCGTAGGTCAGCCGAGATAGCACTCATGTATTATGACAATCCAGAGTGGGAAGAATTTGCGAGGTCTAAAGATAACTTAGTAGAAACCCCACACAGAAGTCAGTCTAATAACTCCGTAGTATTTTGGAGAGAGCCTACAAAACCTGAGCTTGAACAATTCTTTAAGATCATGGAGGAATCAGGTGGGTCTGAACCGGGAATCATTAATGGTGAAGAAGCTAGAAGGCGCGCTCCGTGGTTCTCTGGTGTTAACCCTTGTGCTGAGATACTCTTAGGTAACAAGAGCTTCTGTAATCTATCTGAGGTAGACGTAGGGAAGTTCAAGAATGACAGTGATGGTTTAGCTAGAGCTATATATCTGATAGCTAGAGCTAATTATAGGCAGACTCTAGTTAATCTAGATGATGGTATTCTTCAACGTACTTGGCATGAGAACAATGAGTACCTCAGGTTATGTGGTGTAGGACTTACAGGTATAGTACGAAGACCAGACTTATCAGAGTATGACTTTAAGAAACTAAAGAACATAGCTATACATGGAGCTTACTCTATGGCTGATGAGTTAGGTACACAGAAACCTAAGAATGTTACTACCATTAAACCTAGTGGCACTCTGAGTAAGATCATGGACACTACTGAGGGGTGTCATAAACCTGAGGGTAAGTATATTTTTAACAACGTCAACTTTAGTATTAATGATCCCCTTGTTTCTAAGCTAAGAGAAGCAGGTTATCGTGTAGTTAATAATCCTGTTGATGAACATAATGTTATAGTTACTTTCCCGGTTGCATGGGAAGATATTAGATTTAGTCCAGACCCAAACTCAAAGGAGGAAGAAAGATATGTCAACATGGAGTCAGCCATTGACCAAATGGTTCGCTACAAATTTCTTATGGATAACTACGTTGAGCAGAACTGCTCGATCACTGTATCTTATACGAAAGATGAAATCCCATCTATTATTGATTGGATCAAATCTAATTGGTCTTCTTACGTTGGTGTTAGTTTTCTTCCCCGTATGTCTGAGGAGGAAAAGGCAGGATATGAGTATCTCCCCCAACAAGTTGTCAGCAAAGCAGTCTACGAAGAATATGTGGCACAACTTTCCGAGGTGGATTGGGAGAAGACGCTAGGCATCCATGAGCTTGAGGATGACGAATGTGCGAGTGGCGTATGTCCAGTAAAGTAGAGTGATTCATGGGTTCTGTAATTAGTTCATGCCTTTAGGAGACTTTTCAAAATGTCAAGATATACAAATGCAGAAGATTTAAATCATATTATAATTACTGATGGTTTACTTAAGGAATTACATGAAATGTTTCCAGACTCCTTACCCTCTAAATTGGTAAGTGAGCCTGAGCTATGTAAACTTATAGGTCAGCAACAAGTTATAAGGTGGCTTAAAGACAAACAAGAAGAAATAAAAGAAGCATCTTACAAGGGAGATAAGGTCAGTGTTAGAATTACTTAATATGTTAATGTGTATGGGTTCACCAAAGCCACCTCCACCTCCTCCCCCTCCAAAGCCGGCTCCACCTCCTCCAAGTCCTCCAGCTCCAATAGCAACGATTTCTACTCCGGCTACTGTAGCTAGTAAGACAGGTGGTAAAAATGTTGGAGCTACTAAGACTAAGATGGCTAGGAGAGCACAAGGTAAGTCTAGATTTAGACGAGACCTTAATAATGTAACAGCCCCCCCAACTGGATTAAACATAGGTTAATATGTGTGTATCTACTGGTAATAAGGGTCTTGATGTAGCTTTAGCTATAGGTGTTGGTGCAGCTACCGGTGGAATGGCAACTCCGGCCATGTCTGTGGGTTTAGGGGCAAAAACTGTGGGTATGTTTAGTGCTACTACTGCTTTTGGTATGTCTTCTGCTGCATTAGGGGCTATAGGTGGTGGAATAATGGGTGGAGTATCTTCTATGGCTATGTCTGCTTTAATGCCACAGCAACCGGCAGAATACCCCTACCCCCAATATGAACAAGAGCCTACTTATTCTTATTATTCACAACAAAATCAAATAACAGGATCAGGTGGAAGACAAGCACCGGCTTATTTAGCAAGAGAAATAAGACGAATAAAAACTACTAAAAATCAAGAACAACCTAGATCAGTAAGCTCTATTAATACCGAAACTTTTAGTGGAACAGGATTACAAATAGCATGATAGAAACAAGTAAAAGATACGGAGATTTATGTAGAAGGAGACAGAACTTCTTAGAAAGAGCTTGGGATGCTTCTGAATTAACCATACCTTTTATTCTACCTAGAAATCGAACACAAGATCATGATTTACCTACACCCTTTCAAGGCATTGGTGCTAGAGGGGTAAATAATTTGTCAGCAAAATTATTGTTGACTTTGTTTCCACCTAATTCGCCCTTCTTTAAATTTCAAATAGATGATTTTACCCTACAAGAACTACAAGCACAGAGAGCACCTGTAGAAGAAGCATTAAACTCTATGGAACGATCAGTCATGGATGAAGTAGAAGCTAAAGCTATGCGAGTTCCATTGAATGAAGCTTTAAGGCATTTAATAATTACAGGTAATGCGTGTATTCATGTTGACAAAGATAACGCTATGCGTGTCTTTCATTTAGATCAGTATGTAGTAAGGAGAGACCCTCAAGGTAAGATGCTTGAGATTATAGTCCATGAGAAGATGAGCCGACAGTTATACATGGACATCTTTGGTAAGCTTCCCCCTAAAGAATCAGGTGATAGGGATAAGGCTGATGAAAAAGAACTTAATCTCTATACTGTAGTCACAAGAAAAAATAATCAAATTCATGTTCATCAAGAAGTTAATGACATGAAAATTCCTAATACCGATTCTACATATCCAATAGACAAGAATCCGTGGTTAGCCTTGAGGTTTTCTTCTATTGATGGGGAGGATTATGGTAGAGGATTTGTAGAAGAATACTTAGGTGACTTGAGAGCACTTGAAGGATTAAGTAAAGCTATCCTTGAGGGTTCATCAGCCGCGGCTAGAGCTATCTTTCTAGTCAGACCTAATGGAACTACCAAACTAAAAACAATATCACAAGCTCCTAACTTAGCGGTAAGGCAAGGATCAGCAGAAGATGTTACTGTCTTACAAATGCAGAAGTTTAATGATTTCAGAGTAGCTCAAGAAACTATAGGCACTACAGAGAGAAGACTAGCTGCCGCCTTTCTGTTAAATCAAAGCGTACAGAGAGATGCAGAGAGAGTGACGGCAGAGGAAATACGATTTCTCGCTAATGAACTAGAGACATCTTTAGGTGGTATTTATAGTCTTCTCTCACATGAACTTCAGTTACCGCTTATACATAGAATTATAGCCGTTCTAGAAAGAGAAAAGAAACTTCCAACATTACCTGAAGATTCTGTAGAACCAGTAATTATTACAGGGTTTGAAGCGTTGGGTAGGGGAAATGATGCTAATAAACTAGCCACATTTTTACAAACTGCAGCTAAAATATTAGGCCCGGAAGCGGTAATTACTTATACTAATATTAGTGATGCCATGAAAAGATTAGGAACTGGTTTTGGTATTGATATGAAAGGTTTGATTAAAACACAAGAAGAAGTACAACAAGAACAACAACAAGCCCAACAAGCACAGATGCAAGCACAACAAGCAGTTGCTGCTACTCCAAATGCTGTGACTCAAGGAGGCGAAATGATTAGGGAGCAAATGAATGGCAACCAAAGACAAGAAGCCTGAACGAAACGTAGTTTCTAAGGCTGAACTAAAGGAAGTAGTAAAAGAGCGTGATAAGATTCTTGAACAAAAAGCTGCAC